TTTGCTATGTTAGATAAAGCTACGGACGGCTGGTCCACAATTATACTTGGTGTGGTTGCAGCATGGAAGCTGCTTAATCTTGCTTTCTTGGCAACACCTTTGGTAATGCTTCTAACTGGCTTAGTTGCATTGCTTGCTCTTTTTGATGATTTTAAAACGTGGCAAGAAGGCGGCGAATCTTTATTTGATTGGTCTAATGTCGTTCCCGTTATTGATTCTGTTACTAGCGCTGTATCTTCTCTTTGGGAAGTTCTTAAAGGGCTTGGCGGCATTCTTAAAGATGTATTTCTTGCCTTTAACTCTTTAATGCATTCTGATCTGAAAGGGTTCTTTGATTCTCTAGCGGGCGCCTCTGATAAACTCTGGGGTACTTTAGGTAAAGTTTTTGATCTCTCTGGTAAAATATCACAAGTAGCCGAGACGGGCTTTAATGCTCTATTTGGTTCAGAGCCTGAAAAAACTGCCGCTAATATTCAAAATAATCCGGCAGTACAGCCAGTACAAAATCCAGTAAACAACAACGTACAAAATTCTCAAACAAATCAAAATGTGAGCCAGCAAACTAATATTAATATTAGCGGTAGCCCTGATGCGGGCAGAACGGGCAAAGCTGTAGCTAGCGAGCAGACGCGAGTGAATTTTGATATGGTGAGAAATATGAAAGGGGCTACACGCTAATGAGTTTCTTAAGTGTACCGTTTTCTTTATTCCCAACAAGACCGCTTAGAAAGTTTGCGGACATCACGGTTAATGTGGTCATCACAGAAAACGCAAACGATACTCTTACTGTTACAAAGCAGCCAGTACAGCAAGGGGCTTCGATTACAGATCACGCCTATAAAGAGCCTACTACTTTCTCAACTTCGATTTTATTTAGAGATAATCTAACTACATCGCTTTCAAAGATTTATGAGAATATGCTAGAGCTTCAAACGAGTCGAGTGCCGTTTGATATCATCACTCCTAAACGTATTTACAGAAATATGTTAATGACAGTTCTCTCACAAACTACAGATAAGAACACCGAGAACTGTTTAGCCATCAATGTTACCTTCCAAGAAGTAATCTTGGTGAAGGTATCCACCACTCAGGTGCCGCGTATAAAACAAAGAAATCCTGGTGGCACAGGTAAGACTGAGAAGGCCGGCAAAAAGTCAGCCCTTCTATCCCTTAAAGAAGGAATAGGAGCATTGTTACCATGAGCAATTTTTTAATCCCGTTAGTGAACACTCCACAACAATTTCCAATCGCCCTTGGCGGCAAAGAGTACACTGTGACCTCCAGATGGAATGATGCTCCCGAGGGCGGTTGGGTTCTAGATTTCATCGACTCAAATACAAACTTGCCTATAGCCGCGAATATCCCTCTTATTACTGGAGCTGACTGTTTAGCAGGTCTTGAGTACTTAGGTATTAACGGAAAGTTGATTGTATTAACTGATGGTAATCAATTTGCCGTGCCCACGCTTTTAAACTTAGGCGTTGAATCAAATGCTTACTTCCAGACGGATGTGGTCAATGGCTAGAACGCTTGAGCCACCAAACGCTTCGGGAAGTGGGGAATCGCCAGGTGCTGAGCAGTACGGGCGAGTCATAGAACTTCTAGTGGTGGATCAATCAACAACAGTGCCGCGCGGGTCAATTGCGCCCGGAGCAACAGTTGTCGATAACGCTTTAGATCTTTCAGAACTTCGAATTAAATTCTCCGTTAAGCGCTCTGATACTATGACTCCAAATGTAGCTGATGTTAGAGTCTATAACGTCGAGGAACAGACAGCGCTTTATATAAAATCTCTTCAAAATAAAAGTAAGCTTATTCTACAAGCCGGCTACGAAGGCAATTTCGGAGTTATCTTTCAAGGCAACATCAAACAAGTTATCTTAGGCCGTGAAAGCGCTACAGATACCTTTATTGATATTGTTGCAGGTGACGGAGACAGAGCTTATAATTTCTCAATCGTGAACGCCACACTTTCAAAAGGCTCTACACAAGTTGATCAAATAAATGCGGCGGCCAATTCGATGGCTCCTAAAGGAGTTACGCAAGGCCATATTGGTGATCTTACACCAAACCAATTGCCGCGCGGGAAAGTAATGTACGGCAATTCAAGAACTTATCTTAGAGACGTAGCTCAGAGTACTGAGCATACTTGGTCTATCCAAGATGAGAAGATTACTTTTATCCCACAAAAAGGTTTCTTACCTAACGAGCGCGTAATACTCACAAGTAAGACCGGCATGATAGGAACCCCTCAGCAAACAAACGAAGGGGTTAATGTTAAATGCCTTTTAAATCCTTCTATTAAAATCGGCACAAAAGTTGAAATTGATAATAAGTCGATTGCCGATTACAAAATCAATTTATCAGTACCTAATAGCCCAGCAAATATTCCGCCCCCTCTAACAGCTGACGGCGTTTACTATGCACTTGTAATTGAGCATGAGGGAGATACTCGGGGCATTCCTTGGTACTCCACCATTATTGGCATCAACATGGATATTACGACTAATCCGTTAAATACCGTTCAGGTGGGTTACTAATGGATAGAAGTCAGCTTTTAAATGATCCAGAACAAGCGCTACGTCTAGCCCTCGATGGGCGTCAATCTACTATGTGGACAGCGCTCCCTTGTATCGTTCAGAGTGTTGACCTTAGTGCTATGACGATTGAAGCGCAGCCAACGATTCAAGGGACCGTGTTTAACGAAGACGGATCTACTCAGTCTGTTAATTTACCGCTCCTCGTAGATGTGCCAATAGTATTCCCAAGCGCTGGGGGCTTTACCATTACACTCCCTATCAAAGTCGATGATGAAGTACTTGTCGTATTCGCCTCTCGATGCATAGACGCTTGGTGGCAATCTGGCGGAGTGCAAAGGCCCATGGAAGCGCGGATGCATGACTTGTCTGACGGGTTTGCGATACCTGGACCAAAATCGCAGCCAAAGAAAATATCAGGCATTAGCTCTACTGGTGCACAAATTCGTAATGACGCAGGTACGACGTACATTGAAATTGCGGCTGACGGAAAGATCAAATTAGTGTCACCATCAGAGATAGACGTAACTGGAAATTTTAAAGTAACGGGCGCGCTAACAGTAACGGGGACTATAGCTGCAACGAGCACTGTAACGGGTAATACTGCTACAACTCCAATAAGCTTAACTACTCATACACATATTAGCGCAACACCAGGCAACCCTACGGGGCCGCCTTTACCATAGGAAGGAGTATGACATGCGATATAGAAAATTAAGTTCTGATGGCGATTATACTTTTGGTAACGGCCAACTTGATTTTTATAGAGACGTTCCCGAAGCTGTCGCGCAGTCTGTGCGTACGCGATTACTCCTTTGGCTTGGCGAATGGTTTTTAAATATTGATGAGGGTACTCCGTTCATGCAAGGCATTTTAGGAAAGTACTCACGCGCCAATGCGGATCTTACAATTCAAGATCGCGTACTTAACACCATAGGCGTCACTGACATGCAAAATTATGTAAGCGAAGTTGACGGCAATAACCGTCTTATGGCTGCGCAATTTGATCTTGATACAATTTACGGCCCTACACCGGTACAGGTTGCTAACTATGCAAATTACTGATTTAGTTTTTATAGATGCCTCAGGCTATCATTTCGAAGATTACCCAGATTTCTTAGCTTGGATTCAAGATCAATACCGCACCATTTATGGTGCTGATGTTTACCTTGAATCAGATTCTCAGGATGGCCAGTTTCTAGCAATTTTAGCTAAAGCCTTTTTTGATACTGCGGCTCTAGGGGCTTCTGTTTATAATTCATTCTCGCCAGTTACTGCTCAAGGTGTGGGGTTATCTAGAAACGTTAAGATAAATGGTATTAGACGACGTGTTGCTTCGAACTCAACAGTCGACCTGTTGGTGGTGGGGCAAGCAAACACAGAAATTATTAATGGTGTAGCGCAAGACGTTCTTAATCAGAAATGGAACTTGCCGGATACTATTATTCCTTTCGGCGGCAGCATAACGGTAACGGCAGTTTCAGACGTTGCCGGAGCTGTTGCGGCAGAGGCTAATACAGTTAACAAAATCTTCACGCCTACTTTGGGATGGCAGACAGTTAATAACGTAGCTGCCGCAACTCCCGGCCAACCTGTTGAAACGGATGCGCAGCTCAGAGTAAGACAACAGGTCTCAACAGCTGATCCGTCACTCACAGTTTTTGATGGAACAATCGGCGGGGTCCTAAATCTTGCTGGAGTTGTTAAAGTTCGTGGCTATGAGAATGATACTGGCGTTACCGACGCTAATGGCATTCCTGCGCACTCAATTTCGCTTGTAGTACTTGGCGGTGATGTAATGGAAATCGCCCAAGAAATCGCTCTGCATAAAACTCCAGGCACACGCACTTTTGGGGATGTATCCGAAACTGTTTACGATGCTCACGGCATGCCACTAGATATTCATTTCTATAGACCTATAACGGTTACTATCAAAGTTGAAATAACAATTGCGGTAAATATCGGGTGGTCAAGTGATTACGAAGTTTTAATTAAAGAAGCTGTTGCGGCTTCTATTAATTCTAACAAAATCGGAAGTGATGTATTGATCACCAAACTCTTTGCGCCGGCTTATTTAACAGGGTCTCCGGCGAACTCAACATTT